ACCATTATTCCCTTTATACCAATAAGATTTACTGCTGGTGGATGATATCGACATACTCCCTACGGATGATTCTGTGATATTTCCGCTTTCATCTAACGCATATTTATACAGGTTATTTATTAATGCCCCAGATAATATTTTAGATGCAGAATAATGAACATAAATAGCATTATTAAATCCAAATAAACCTGTTATGGTTGTGGTATAGGTTGATGCGTCTGTTATCGAATTATAATAAGTAGCTGACATATCAGTTACAACAGAACCTTTAGAGTACACCATTTGACGGTTAGAATCTGTAATTGCCATCATTAAGGCTTCACCTGACGTATCTACAATGGCAATATCATTGATGGTATTATAATCTGTTCCCCCAACACCTACACTTCCATCCACTAATAAATGAGTGGCATCTTTTCCGCCGAAAGATTGATTGGCTACGGTTCCATCCGAATAAGGATTTTGTCCTAAAAGACCGCCATGCCATGCTTTTGTAGCATCCGTATTGATATAAACCTTATTCCCGCTCACCGCATCAGGGGATTTATATACATCTTGTCCAATGCTGGCCCCTAAATTATCTTCGGTGGATTGAATAATAATAGAATCAGCTGTACTAATTCCATTGGATGATGCTGTGGTAAAAAATAATGATGTATCTGTAATCTGTAATGTATCGCTCACATCAGGCAACGATGGATCCCACCAAAAGAAACGAGCTACATTATTGTCTGAAATCAGTACTAAGATATACCGATACTCATTTGTGGTAAATTTATCGCTGACAAAGGTAAATATATTATATACCGTCCATGTGCCCGTAAATTCTGTTTCTACTGCATCCTTTGGGAATGAAGGAATATCAGACGGTTGTCCTGCTCCAAATGTTTTTTCTAACTTACCTGAAAGAATCCGCAAGTTTTCCATGTTTTGAGCGACAATATCAGGCAAATCTTCAACATCCGCAAAGGTAGTAACCCCATTAAAATCTGTTATATCAATCAATTGTGCCATTAATTCACCGGGTAGTTGGGATAAATAGGATCTACAACCGCAGAGTTACTGCCATAATCAAAGGCATGTCCTTCGCCTACAATACCCGTGGCGGGATATCCATTGTATTGAGATATCATCCCAAAGGCACGCTGTTCCGCTTCGGATTTCCGATCTTGCGTGTTGGATGTACGCCACAGCTCCGCTTCAGCCAATTCCAGCAATGCATCATGGAATACCCCATTTAAGTCACACTCGGTACTGGCCCCCATTTGAGCCGGTTCTTTAATATAATACACATCTACATTCGCTGTGGTATTATAAAGATACATTCTGTTTTTATATATGAAGTACACCGGTTCAGTGGTATTAAACGCAGTTAAACCTGTGGTAAAATCTTGAACCATTTCGTAAGATATTTTTCTAAAATAATTTGAATTATTGGACCGAATCCCAATCACGCCCAAGGCTCCCCCAAATGGGTCGGATGTTAAATCTCCAGTAGATGATGGGGTGATGTACCGCGTAAAATGGCTTTCCATATCTGAATCTGTTGTTAATGAAATGTCTGTCTCAACCACCTGTAAATCTGTTAGTAAATGGTTGTTGAGTAAATGAATAAGTTTATCTTGAGCCCGGTTTAAATACCGGTATTTCATAGTGTCGGTAAAAAAAGTCCCATTCGGGTCTTCTAATCGATCCCCTAAAATGGTTAACATATCAACTACTGTCATAATTACTTTCCTTTAAGGAGGGGGAAGCACCTATTTAGATGCTTCCCCCATTACGGCTAACTTATTTCAAATTAAGCGTAAGATGCTGGTGAATACACATCCGTTATCACACAATGTGCTCTACGGTTTGATGTCACCATGCCACCATAAGCATGTACCTTCTGAACGAATGTATTACTTTTTGTATCTTCAATCATATCAGACGCAGTAAACTTTGCACCCGAGTTGAAGAACATATAAAGGTAATTTGTGTTCAAGAAGAATATTTTACCATCATAATCCCCGGTTTGTGCCCCAACCATATCTTGGTCAGCGACAATATCAATTCCACGGTAATTAAGAGACGTAAATCCCATGGCACCCATACGTTCTGAGAGTGGAGACCCTTGCTTCTTTGTATCCAGTTCTGTTTCGATTAGATCGAATACATATTGTGGCACGACAATTAAGTCTGGGTTTTCACCGGAATAAGAACGGCTATTCGCTACACCCCGAGCCAACATCCGTAAGATATACGTATCTTTGGATGAGTTTACCATATCATCTTCAGCGATATGATCCACACCTGCTGAACCTGTATCTCCAGATGCGTCCGCAAAAGAAGCGTCTGTAAGAATAGGTGTTTGGAACCAAGTGTCAACTGAAACATCTATTCCACCGACATCGGTTGTGGCATCGCATAAAAGATCAACAGGGGTCCATGCATCGGTTGTTTGTGAACGAGCCCAAAGGTTGGTAGCTACATCTACTTCTAACCCTTTTTGCAGGTTTTTCACCTTTGCACTCACAATATTCTTAATTGCCTGTTGAGAGTTCATTAAAAGAGTCTCTTCCTTCGTCAATAGAATATGACCTGTGAGCATACTTGGGTTATAAGATGCTGTTTTAGCAATCTCAGCTAATGCAGGTGTATAGGATGACCCTAAACTATGTTGATCGCCCCATGCACTGACACTGCCATCATTGTATTCAACCGGAACGGTGATTTGACGGCCATTGAATGTTTTCGCTTTCTGTTTTAATATAGCAAGTAATGGATGACTTTTCTTAAAGATGTTATCATACAAAACCGGCATATAATACTCTTGAATTAGAGCGGAAAGAGAAGAACTTGTTGTTACTATGTTTGACATTTAACTGTCCTTTCTTTTTGTTTTATGTATTAAAAAAAGAAGAAATATCAATCTCGTCATAGCTGGCAGGACGTTTTTTAACGTCTGCCTTGATTCCGACATTCTTCTTGACGTTGACTGGCACGGATGGTTTCTTTTTAGGCTCTGGCTTCACCCGATCAAAATTCATCACTTTGTATGATTCTTCTAAGGTGAGTAAGCGTCCCGTTTCTTCATGCGTCTTAATAGCGTGATCTAATACCCTTTGAGCATCTACTTCACTAATATTAAACTGAGCTTGAAGATCCGTCATACTTTTATCTAAGGCCCGTTCAGATTCCATTCTGACCAGTTGATCCTTGGCATCAGCGAGTTCCGCTTCCCAAGGGTTCGGAAGATCTTTATTATCCATCTTTAGGGACTCTTTAAAGAGTTGCCCTGCATCTTTACCTAATTCATCTTCAATCGCTTCAAACAGCGTATCAGTGAATTCTTCCGACTTATTAAGAGATGATATAAGTTGCACGAATGGCTCTACGGCCTTACGCTGATCAGCAACTTCTTGAGCCTTCTCCGTATTGGATTTGCTCCAGTTCTGCTTATTCTCAGCATCTTTCTTCCACGATACAATATCATCTTCGGTATATTCTGAGCCATCTTTTGACGTATATAAGACCGGAGTCTTATCCGCGTTACTATCCGTAAGGGATTGCTCATCACCCGATGACGATTCATCGTTTGTTGCATCTATACTCTCTTCGGTGGCTGATTCGGGTGACACTGTGGTCTCAGCCGGTTTTGATTCATTTCCTTTAGATTGCTCCTGAAAGAGTTCATCTGGAATCGAAATTTTGTCGTAATCCTGGGCAAAAGTAGCTGTTGAAGACATTTCTTGGACCTGCGGATCACTGGTTAATTCTTTATCGTTCTGGTTCTCAGGTGCCACTTGGTAGTTTCCCACCACCAATTCTTTGGCCGGATCTGAGACATTCAAATTTTGGGTTCCTGCTATATGTACTTCTGGCATATTTCGTTCCTTTCAGTTGGTCTTTCGACACTGTTATTGATGGATGGGAGCAGGGGGATCATACCTTTATGCCCCGGGTTGATCTTCTTGTTTCCCCTGCCCGCCAACTAAACCTGCGACTGTAATAATTCTATCTTTCATTTCGGGTGGCAATGCATCAAAATCTGGTGATTCTACTAATGTTGGGTTAGCCATAATCATTTGGGCAATTATTTCTTCTGCGGGACCACCAGGTCCTTCTTGCATGGCCAGAGCCACCGCCTGCCCAAATTGGGCCTGAATATTCTCTGCCTGTTCCACTTGCTGTTTCGGGGGAATCATCTGATTACGCACATACCACGATTGAATCACATCCTGCTTATCTGTGATATTTAATGCATTAACCACATCTTCAATGCCATAAATACCCGCTTGAAATAATTCCAAGGCCCGTTCTTCATTCGCCACTCGCCCTTGAGCATATCGACTTCCAGTGGTTACATTAATATCAAACTCACTGTCCTGTAAACGCTTCGCTGTTCCTGGATTAAATTCTGGGGTTCCTTCTGGATTCCCATCCGCATCATACACACCCACAGGATTAAAGTCCGTAAACTCAAAAGTTCCTTCTGAACCTCGCTCACGAATACTCCGAATCTCTTCATCATAAGTGAGTATCATTTGGACCATATATTCCCCGATTTCTTTGGTGAATCGAGCAACCTCTTTATTAATTTTAAATCGCTGGCGGGTTTGGCTGGCTTCCCGAAGAGCCACAATAGCCCGTCCAGATACTACCCCACCGGGTTTACGCCCTTGCGTCACATCAGTCACCCCAGTAATATGTTCCATGAATTGCCCGGTTTGAGCAATGAAGTTTTGAACATATCCCGGAATGGGTGGGGGAGAAATAAAAGTAACATCGCTTGGGTCTACCACCGTAATCTCTTCTCCCGGGGATCCTGTAATCGGTCGCTTCATTTGAGCCTTTGCTCGCTGAGTCACCGTCCGAATTGGAAAACCCGTTCTACGTATATTCTCATTCACAGCAGAGAATGTTTCATTAATCGCCTTCGTTTGCGTCCGCACTAAATCTGTTTCCCCAATTCCCCAGAAGTTATGGGGAGATTTATAGTTAGATACCATAAAGACAGGCATCCGATATAATTCTAAGGGTTCATCTACAATTAACTGGTCCCCAACCACAACCGTATGTCTGCCATACGGATATGCGTCTGTATCTTTTTCGTTTGAGTAACACTCAATCACTAAAGCCATATCATGATCTGGATTGGAATTTTGATCTGTTTCATCTACTTTTTGAAATGCTTTATACTCATCCAATTTTCCATCTGCATTCACTTTTACGCCATACTCCCGTTCAATCTTGGTCGTTTCCATCGGCACCGCAAATAAGAAATATTCCCCTGCATCAAGCCCTAAGTCCGTTGCATATGGATGAGGAACGACGCTAAAGGGATCCACCACCTGAATATCAAACCCCTTAAAGACACCTTCATCTGTCACTTCTGGCAAGATTTGCACAAACCCATTCGAATAAATAAGACTATCTTTAACTGCTTGCAATATTTGACCATACAAATCAGTTTCTTCTACAATCTGCTGGAATCGCTTCTTCATCATTTCAGCGAAGAATATATCATTCTTTTCCCGTGGCATCACATCTACGGTGGGCTGAAAATCATTCACAATAGGAAGAATCGTTTCCACCACGGCCAGCGGAAAGTTAAAGACCATGCGGGGTTGATTCTCTTGACCTTTCCCCGGGGATGCCCAATGACGGCCATAATACAAGCGTTCATTTTTACGCCAGCGACGCACTTGTGTCTCTCGAGCCTTCTTACTCCGGTCCAACCAATCACGCACCTGTGGAATACGTGTGGCTGTATCTGCAATTTGTTCTAATATTTGGTCTGATGCTGGATAATAATCTAATGACATCTAAATGTTGTCCCATACTGGTTGTGTGGTATCGACATTAACCACGATTGTATCTATAAATTTTTCTGTCTCTGTCCGGACATCTATCACGTGACGCATATCTACCGCTTCTCCCACTAAATACCGCAATGCATCCACGGCGTGGTCATCCTTCTTTAAAGGTTTCTCGGGCTGATTTAAGTCTAATCGGGATGCACTGGGTTGCTCCCACTGATAATTAATCAACTCTCGCCTTAAGTTTTCACAAGACCTGGTTATCTTAATCTTATTGGCCTTAAAATATTGAGTCACCTTATCAATCCCACCCTGAACATCATTATTGGCTCCCACAACAGGCACTTCCATCGATCTATAACGGTTGCCAATGGTTTCGGGATCGCCCTTTTTACCTGCTCCTGTGGACGGATCGATCAGATATGTTTCGTATTGCCCTTCATTCATATGGGCTTTAATGGCTCGTATATGATACTCTACATCCTGACCCGCTTCATAATGCTCACGGTATATCCATAACTGGTCATCTTGATCAATGGCCCCCCATAAGACCGCTGTGGGATTTGTACGCCCATGATCAACCGCAATTAATCGTCTCCAGCCCGGATCAGGATTAAAATCATTAATAACATGACTACTGGGCTCAAAGTCTGGATAGATCTGTCCTTCAAATGCATCCCAGGATCCATAGACATATCTGTTTACCCAGATCTCATTGTAGTTATTCATTAGACTGTCAATATATCCATCAGGTAGGTTCTTCTTATTCTCATCCGTTTTGGCACTAAACATAATGTTACCGGGTACTGGATCATGTATGAACCGATGCCATACCCAGTTATGTCCCAGTGGGTTGCCTGTGCCCCAACACTGGGGATCAGATACTGCCCTTAATCGACCTAATAGTGTTAAAAAGACTTCTTCTGATACTTCTTCCATCTGGTCTATATAAAACCAACCCAGGTTAATCGATAGTAACTTGGCCGGATCATCCAGGGATCTGAATATGATCTCGTGACCATTCTTAAATATGACTCTGTTCTCCTGCTTCTTATAATCATAATGGACACCAGGCATGAGCCCAACCATGTGAGCCAACTCAAAGAAGGTTCGCTGGGTTGAGTCTCTTAATTCCGGATAGGTCTGTCTGGCTATCATACCCAACTGCGGTTTCTGATCCTTGTCCATAACACGAAGTAATCCCTTCAGGATCCCGGCAAAGGTTTTACCATTACCAATACCACCAAAGAAGGCAACCACATTCTCTTCACACTGTAGAAACTTTGCCTGATTAGGATTTAATTTGATATTCATGAGTCTAAACTGATATGGATTTCGGGCCACTTGATCTCACCTTCGTGAGCCAGGCGGTCTGTAAATAAAGCCAGGTGCTTGCCCTGGAGTTCACTTGCCTTTAATGAAATATTGAACTGCTCACTACCTTCCGCTTTCTGTCTCACTCTTTCAATATCATTCAATACCTTCTCCGCTGTGAGCCCTACCTTCTTCTCCCGAATGGCTTTTAAGCGGTCTATCTCTTTCTTTATGACAGGTTTTGACAAGTTCTCTGTTCCTATCCTGTTGGCAGTCTTTTCGCTGTATCCTGCTCGAATACAAGCCTGTGTGGCATTTAAATCAACAAGATACTCTCGACAAAACATCGCCTGCTTATCTGTGATCTTCGCCTTAGGCATATGCTACCATAAACCCTTCCGGCCAATACCCGGCTCGCATAGCCGAAACAGCCATATATGCCCATAACATCTCGGGGTTAGAAAATTCTGCAAGGGTATAAGGGAAATCAATAATCATAAATCCCAATCCGGGGCTGGAGAAGGATCTTCTTTTTGATGCATATTTAAAGATAATGGAGACTGCTGTGTATACCCCCTGCGATAGACAAACGCTCCCGCTATAAAGCATAATACACAGAGCAACCCCTGTACTATTAATATTTCAACTTGGATCATTAAGTGGAATTTCGCCACAGATCCAAGAGTCTTTGAATAATTATCTACTGTTTAACAGTAAGATTTTTGCTCTTTAAATTTTCTCGGTCTAACTGGCGTTTAAGAATATTGAATCGTTTTATAAACCCATCCGTTACTTTCCCTTTGTTCTTTTGGTACACATCACGATAGACACTTAATATGGTCCATAGCCGTTCTTTTTCTGATGCATTTTTTATGCTCATAATAGAGTATCCTTTTGTTTTGTTTTTGTTAAAATTGTTTTCAAATCATTCGATCATCCTGATACCCACAATGATCGCATTGTAAACCTTCATCTAAATCATCTCCAGATCCATACTGGCAATATGCCATCAATTCATCACACCCAGGACATGTATGGCCACTCACATCGGTAATTTCTTTATGCATATCACAGCACTCCGGACACGTTGAATATGATTTACCGTAATACACACTATTACATTGAGGCACATACAACACCCTTGTTCCACTGCGGGCTGGTGCAAATCCTTGCAGAACCTCCCATAGCCGATTGCATTTAGGGCAGATTTTAAGCGTTCTATCTGTTACGCTTCCGTTTGTACTCACTTTAATCTGTCTATGTACATACTTAACCGATTCTGACGACATAAGCCCATTCATGACATCTCCCAATATGGATTCATCTTTATAGTCCTTTGGATTGTATTTCACTCTCATTATAATCTCCTACATTATGTTGAATCTTATCTAATAAGCCCGCCATGGTCATTTCTTCTCCTTGGGCATACTTTCTTTTGTTTTTTACTTTATTCTTCGGCTTTGGGGTAAATGCAACACTGCAACACTCACTCCCAGCCCTTAATTGAAACTCATTTGGGAATACTTTAATTCCACACTTCCCACAGTAAGCAATATATCCACCCTGACTGTTGGTTTTAAACGTCTGTGGTTGTGTTTTCTTTTTAGGCTCTTTCCCCTTCTCTGGCATCTCCCTGAATCCACCCCCAAACCATGCCTTCATATTGCTATGCACAAAATGACCTGATGCCTTTAAGGCAAGTCTCCGCTTAAGTAATGGCACCCAAAAACCCTGCACATCTGAATTATGCTTTAAGGCTTCTGCTAATATTTTTCTTTCGAAGCTGGTCGGCGTATGAATTGTCTTCTTCCCAACCCATCCAATAAATAATTGAATAAGCGGAACCCCACTATTAATATCATCTACTTGTTGATTGGGCACTTTACGATCCAGGTGTGTGTTTTTATTTAATGTATTATATGTATTATATTTATTAGTAGTGTTCACTCGTTGTTCACTTGCTGTTCGCTCGTTGTTCACTTTGATGTTCACTTTTTGGTAGGCATCATAGTTAACTATCGTAATAAGTGAAGATGTGCTGTTCACTCGCTGTTCAATCTGTTGTTCACTTTTAAGGAGTTTTATAATTCGGTATACTTTTGACTCGTTTATGCCTAAATCTTTCGCTATCACTTTACGGCCTGTAATAAACTGCCCACGCTCTACCGTTATCCGCTCTTTTCCAAACATAACATCTCGCTTGGAATGATTAGCCTTCATTAATATATACACCCATAAGGCCAGATGATCTGCGTCTTTCATCACGACTGGATTATCTAACAATTTGCGATGCAAATAAATATATCCTTTAGGGTTTTCATTCATCTCGGGAACTCCATATATCTATAAAACCAATTCCGGTTTTTCTCCTGACCATTCTTGGCCGTCGTTATAGCAAGAATAATTGTCTTTTCGTTATTATAAGGGACATATGCTATTTGGTCCGTAGCCCTTAAATACACCGCCAATACATCCACTCTATCTCTATGAGCATACTTAGTCATGCGTACTTCTATACTACTTCTCACTTTGTGACTGATTGTTTTAACTTGCACTTTCTTAATGCTATTTAATGTCTCTACAACCATATCTACACCACGATCATCCACAATCGGGGTATAAACATTCATCCCTTGAGAAATTAAATCCTGTGTGACGGCTAACTCCCCAATGTATCCTATACGCTTGGTACTTAGATCACTCATGAACTAAAATTATAGCTAAAGTTGTCTTGCTCTATATCGTGTAAAATGTCACGCAACTTTTCGGCTCCAATGCAATGATCATACGTGGGGAAGAAATATTGCCACTGCCCCCCACTCATATTAATCCAATAGCAAAACGCTACCCCAATCTTGCCTGTATTTTTACGTAGCTTAACAATAGCAGTGGATTCACTTAATGGTCTAATATTCGCCACTTCAAATGTTTCCTTCATTGGGTTGCCATCCCGGTCTGGGCGAGAAAAATTGAATGCAATTTGTTCCGCTTTTTCTCTGAGCAATATGGCTTTTTTCTTTGTCATTATTTCACCAACCCCTTAACTGCTTTAATAAATTTGGTGTTTCCGATGGATTGAGAATCATGTAATGTGGCCATCGTTTGAATTTGACTGATTTTTTTTACAAAGTATTCTGCATGAATTCGTGCATTTTCAGCATCATTAATAGCAGACCTATATACCTTTCTTGTGATAAACGGCCATATACGGGCAATCAGAGCTTGCATTTTTTGCATAATTTCTGTCCTTCCATGATATACACTTCTGTGCGGGGTTGATGGGAATTACTATAATTTTGATAGGCATCGATATGATCAATCTGTCGGTCATCCATATAATACACCCCATTCAATGCATCACATACAAACTTAATACAATTATCAATATCTGGTGTATTTGTATGATGATGTGGAGCAGATGGCTTAATAATATCTTTGTATTTACCCGTCCTGTAATGATTTTTAGGTCGGTCGAAATAAAACTTAATCACCATGGTAATAGCCCCTGTAAATGGGGTTACGGGTAGTGATGACTTAATAGCCTTTTCCAAAAATATATGTTTATCTTTTTTAGATGGATCGTAATTAAATCCACGCTTCGTATGCCGGTGGCGAGCCAGTGATTGTGGCTTCCCGCGTACAATAATCTGTACCGGGTCTATCAATAAATGATCAGACATCCGTCTATCGAATCTTTGATGTTACCCAATCAATCGATTGAGTTAATAATAATAATAATGTAAAAAATAGAGCTAAAAATGTAATCGCTATAATAATGGCTACTTCAGTCAGTATACCAGGTATTTTAAGTAGAACGCTCATGGTATAATCTCCTTGGTATGTGGTCATAAGGGATATGGGTTCCCTTTTTTTCTTGTTCCTGTAATCGATGAAACTCTTGTATACACCGTTTAAGGAGTCTATTAATAGAATCGGGATGAACCTGATGAAGGGCACGATTGCCAACCATACGCCTTTTAATTGCCAGCACCCGCTGGACTCCAAGCCCCTTCGGGTATTCATCTTGTGCGGATGCATACCGGCCAACACATTCACCCCATGATTCATAGTCAGAATAATCCGTCAATTAGCCAGCACGGAATGCTTTAAGATCCCGGTAATACTTTACCAGGTCATCTTTATTCAATGTGTTTAGACTGTGAGGGCCAATGCAGGATACCCGAAACTCTGTATACGCATCCTTATCAATCCCATCTTTCATAGTATTGATAAAATCAACAATCTCTGGCTTTGTGTAGGAATCAATCGTTTTAACGCCATTTGCTGGCTGTTCTTTTAAGTGTTCCTTCATGGATGACATAACATCCGTCACAGGGTTATCTATAATATTATTAACACCTTGAAGCTCTTCTTTAAATCCTGCTTTTTCCATCTCTTCATAGGAAGCTATTTCCATAGACTCCCCTGAAAACATTGGATTAAAAAAAGCTAATGCACGACCAATTGAGACCGTTTCTGCTTTTTCAAGGTATTTGTTGCCGTCCGCGGTGGTATTATATCCATGCCCCGTGGCAACTACATTCCCATCCGGATTAAGGATCTGGCAACGGAATATGATATACCCCGGTGTTTTATTGGCATAATCACGCGGGTACTCTGTAATAATTTCTGTTTGAATATCCCACCCGGATTCTGCGGGGTGATCCTTCCGAAAATTATGCACCCGAAATGGAACTTTTTGATATTGCTTTCCACCTTGGATCGTGATAATACCGGGTTGTTTGGCTTTTTGTTTCATTGGTTTATCTCCTGTTATTTAATCGTAATGTTCTGTTGCCGTTCTGTTCGTTGCAATAATGTGCGTATATATCTGAACGCTCTAACGCAAATCGCTTCCTATCAAAGACCGTTCGATTCTTGCCGTTCTTCCATGTGGCAATCACAGACTCATGCTCTTTTAATAATTCCGCATCTTTCATATAATCTTTAATAACAAACTCTAATTCTTTCTTTTTATCATTCCATGTTTTGATCTGCTCTTTAATAACCATTAATTCACCAATAGCATCCACAATAGATGGATTTGCCTGAATCTCTTTTTTAGGCTCATGCTGTGGGAATAAAGTAAGAATATCATCATTGTTAATAGCATCGGGTGGGGTCTGCTTCACAATATGCTGATTCCAAAACGCGACCAAGCGGGGAAGAATTATATCTAAATACTCTTGGTCCCGGTAAATCTTCATCACTTCAAAATCTTCAATACCCGCAAACCCAAACACCATAACAGCCACATAACTGTAATCAGCCCCAAATAAGGCCATCTGCCCCTGCACCTGCGTTAAATAAGTCATTGGCAACACCCCTTCCCAATTAGCACGGGCTAATGTGGATGTAGTTTTAAACTCAAGCGGAATCTCTTGCGAAGCATCCTTTACAATACCATCTAAATTGGTGGCTAAAAATGGATAATCCTGATGAAGACGAATATAAGGGTCTTCATAACATACAAGCCCGGTCTCTTCTGTGAACCATTTCATCGCCATAGGCTCACTGTCTCGTCCAAATCGCATTTTAATGTTATCTATTTTTGTTGCACCGTTAATTTTGTTGTTATACACATCTAATGGGGTCGCATACTTACTTATACCCAATACAGACCCCCACTCCGATGTCCCTAAGTAAGAATTACGTAATCGCAACCATGCATCTGATCCATGGGGATATTTGGCTTTGTTAATGATAGTCTGGCTCATTTTAATCTCCTGTTATTAAAATAAAGTGTAAATATAATTCCCCACCACCATCACCGCTAAAACAGCAATGATGGCAGGGACCATGTATTCATATACCCAGTCAATAAGACTGGATAACAAGTGAAGGAAGGCGTACATTAGAAGGGCAAATTATCAGATACAGGTTCTTCGCCTGATGGGGTTTCACCCTTTTCATCCTTAAGCTGGAACTTTAGCCCAACATAATCTTGTCCCGTTTGTGATGTATTCTTCCACCCCGCAACACGATAGTCTACTCCGTTTATTGTTGCAACTCCTGTCATGTCTGGCTGTGCGTCTTTTTCTTTATTCGAATTAGCGAACAATGCACCACTATTATCTTTACTTTGGGTCATGGCTTTACTCCTTATGACTTGATCCGGACTTTGGATTGATCGATATACTGCTCCAGATCCTTAACAGCAACTCGATATCTTTTTGATATTCTATAGGCAGGGATTTCACCCGCTATAACCATTATCCGGATGTTGGAATAAGAAAAATTGAGTATGTTGGCCACTTCGCGTAATGAGTAAAAATCCGGTTTAACTTGTTTGTTATTCATATTATATGTATTTTTAAGTGAATTAGATAATTATTGGTTAATATCGGTTAACCATATTACGCAACATAGGGTTATAATGCAACAACATAAGTTAACGACCGGTGAAGTAATCAATCGACTCAAGAATTTATTCTTAGTAGATACAGACTATAAGCTGGCTAAAGAGATGGGGATCGGGCAGGCCAACATCTCAATGTGGAAGAAGAGAGATAAAGTTTCCATTAAGGTTATAACAGATATATGCAACCAACATGGGTTTAATATTAACCATGTGTTATATGGCGAAGGGCATAGCCAAGTTCCGGGATCATTTGGTATGCCAAAGCAAACAGGGCTTATCCCTGTAGTGGGGTTAGCTGAAGCGGGGCCCGGAATATTCTCTCTGGATGGCGATTATCCACCGGGATCCAGCGATACATACTTATCTAAGCCGTATGGACTAAAAGATACTTCTGCTTTTGGAATTCGAATTGAAGGGGATTCTATGCGTCCAGCCTTCAAACCGGGGCACATGGTTATTGTGTCTCCTAATTTAGAATGCCAAAACGGGGATATTGTGGTTGCCCATCTTAAATCCAATGGCAATATTTTAGGGGAGTTATATCTTAAGAGTACAATGGTAACTCTGATTAAATACAATGATGATGATATTTATGTTCCCCGCTCAGAATTACGCTGGTGCTATCCGGTTATCTGGCATAAGCGTAGATGAGCGGATTATACAAAAGAGATGATAGCCCCTATTGGTGGTATACTACTGGAGATGGCCCATTCCGCATTCGCAAATCAACTAAAGTTAAAGATAAACGGGTGGCCCAACGAATTGCAGACCGGTGGAACCAAGAACGTGCCCTATCAGAGCATGGGATTGTAATCCAATCAATTAAACTTGAGAAAGCTAAACATAAATACATTCAAGAGATTACAGCCTATAAAGGTGCATCGTGGGCCACTCGCATTACATCATCACTAAATATGCTTCTACATTACTGTCCAGACATTCATACGAAACAAGTTACATCTTTGAAATTACAAGACTATTTTACTTTTAGGGCCAACCAGGGGATTGCTCCAAAGACAAGAAAAGAAGATTATAAAATTATTAATCGCTTCTGTTTGTGGATGATGGCTATGAATTATATATTTAGTAACCCCTGTGACAACTTAGTGACACCAAAAGTGATACCTAAAAAAATTAGGCAAGCCTATTCTGATAGTGATATTATTACTTTATTGAATAACGCTCGAATGGAAAAAGATAAACGGTTCTGGGAAATTTTATATAAAACAGGATTACGTGCCACAGATGCTTGTACATTATCTATTGATGATATTCAAGGAAGGTATATAAAAAAGATACAGCAAAAGACCGGCACACCCGTTATTATCCCCCTACATAAAGATTTACAATCGAAAGATATATATAATATTATGCATCCCGGCTCCATTGGCCGTAGCAGACAACGCCTCAAAGAAATACTGCCTAATGGAGATTTACATACCTTTAGGCATACGTTTGCTACCCGGATTGAAGAATTAGGGGCAACCCGGTGGGATACTAAATGTCTTTTGGGCCATAAAGCAAATGATGTCACCGCACAATATGTACGAGTGAATATTAATCGTTTGGCTGACCTGATTGATCAATTATAAGTAGTTCAAAAACTATTTACTTGACATTAGTACTACAATGTCGTATGCTCTTATAGAGATTATGGACAATAAACAACATAAGGAGATGATATAATGAAACAAACAATACAAATAATCACCAACACAACACCCGACGTATACACGAGACAAATACACGCATCCACCGAAATCACGATAGGTACTATGTCGGCTGTCGTACATTATGTTGGATATGAGATCAGCCCCACTAACATAGACATGACATTCGACGAGTACAATGAAGATATGAATGCGTACGACGAAGAGGATGAAGAGCAAAACCTTATTCAGTCGATGGTCGCTAAGATTGATGGGCTTGATTGTGGATACTCGGTCGAAGATGGCG